GGCTTGCGCCTTCGCCGCCTGTTGCGCTGAACTGTTCCCGCTGCGAATTTCGATAATCTGAAACATCTGGTCAAGCGTGTTCGCAGCAGCGTCAACAACGTTATTGACACCCTGCCCTAAGTTCTGCTTGAGATTTTCAAAGCGCGTGTTGAGCTTTTCAGTACCGGTCGCCGCTTTGTCGAGGGTATCGCCTAAGCGCGAGATAGCCGCCTCACCCTGCTCGATAACAGCCGTGTTAAACGCCTGTTCCATGCCCATACCGGAGGCTTTAAGTTCCTCAATCCGTTGACGGACTTTCGCGCTGCTGATGCCGAAGGTATCCAAACGCGGAATAGATTGGTTCGCAAGCAGTGCGGCGAAGTCAGCGGCGGATTGTGCCGCATCATTGCCCATTGCCTTGCCTAAACTAACGGCTATGCCTGTCAGCTTACTCGCTTCCTCGCCTGTCGCTGCCAGTTCCATGAGTAGTAAGCGGTTACTCTCGCGCTGCAGCACCATGTCATCGACCGTGTTACGGGTCGCAGATCGCATCATATCAAGGTTTTTAGCCGCCTGATCCACCCCGCCGCTAAGCTGGGTAAACGTGCGTTCGGCGGCGTTCGCTTCTGCGCCGAGTTTATTGATTTCACCCGCCGCATCCAGCAAATACATTGCTGCCATCGCCTTCGCAACGAGTTCGGCTCCCTTTTCGAGGCCACTCATGCTTTCGGTACTCTTTTTGGTACCTTTGTCGAGTTCATCTAACTCGCTGTTGACGCGCTTAAAGGCATCACTGGCATTATCGCGTGCGTCAAGTGAGATTTGAACTGAATAATTCGACATATGTGCCTCAAATTAAAAGCCCGCATGGGCTATCCACTACGGGCTTTTGCGATGGTGAGCGCGGCTGCGGCTTCCGGTGTCAACAATTCACGTTCTGCAAGCAAATCGTCCAACGTATCGAGGCGTTTATCCTGATACCTTGCCCACGCCATCATATAGAACTTGTCATCATGCGAAAGCGCGTTAAACTGCGAGGGGGTCAGCTTCCACAGCAGGCATGTTTTCAGCAGCAGATTGAGTGTCTTGTTCTCCGCGAAAGGAGTCTGACAGGTCATCCACCTTTGAGAACACTCTCTCGGTAGTCGCCATAACGACATTATGAAGCGCCAAGAATACACCCGACTTATTCATGACCTGCTTTATCTTTTCGTCGGTGTTTCCATTGAATACCGCACCCGCTTTTTCCAGCGCCCGCACCACGCGGTATCCGTGCCGTTTCCACTTCACCGTCTCAAGCGCCTTGATGTAATCAGGGTCATCGGGGTTCGGCGCTTTTTGCTTCGTTTTCTCATCAAACCCTGTCAGCGGGATTTCAGGCAGCGGGATTGCGATCATCGCTTCCAGCCATTCCAGCCATGTCAGCGTTGCCACCGGTATCTTAATCGTGCGCTTCTGCCCTGCCGTGTATTCCATGATGATCTCGACGTTGATGGTATCCGTCTCGAATAGCGCGGTCAGTTCTGCGAAGTCATACATGATTTAGACCGCCGCAAGAGTGAACGTACCGTTACTCTGGAACGTGAACTGTACCGAGTGAACGTCACCGCTGCCGCCTGCAATATCCATAATGTTGCCGGGGCCAGCGCACAGGAATTCGCCACTGAGCAGCGTCGAGCCGGTTGTCGTGTCCGGTGTGTAGAGCTGAACCGTGCGTTCGCCGCCCGCAATCGCCCACGCATTGAACACCTGATATGCAGCGGTAGAAGTCGAGCTGTAGCGCACGGTGACAGTAATACTGACCCCCATGCCGCCTTCGGTCGACTGTTGATACAGGCTACCGATGGTAAAATGCGTACCCATCGCCTTCGTAAACGGCGCTTGCACGTCAATCACATCGGTGCTGTAATCGGTGGTGACGGTCGCGGAGCCGGTCGCGTCAACCTTGAGTGTGCCCTTATATTTTGGAGTTGCGACAGCCATTATTCATTTTCCCCTTTGTTAGCCGCTTTCGACGGCGTATACACTTTCGGCGGTTCGACCAATTCGATCTTGCCGAGCTTGACCAACAATTGAACGAGATCAGGACGTTCAGCTAACTTCTCTGGAATTTCAGCGACTTCCCCCGCTTGCGCCCATAGTTGCCCTTCTTTTTCGGGGTACTGGTTCGGGTTATAGGCCATGTGGGTTAGCGCTCTGCACATCTGTTTCGCCATCATTCACACCTCAACTAATGATTTCTCGGATAGTGGAGGTTGCCATAACCCCCCAAAAGAAGTGACCACTTTCAGCCGGGTACTCGTATGTCCCCGGTGTCACGTTTAAATTGGTAAAACTCGCGCTGTTGTTATCAGTTTCCAGTAGATTGCGGTTTGACCGCACCGCGTCAATATACGCGCTGGTGTAGGCGATGAGCGCTTGCGTGACCTCACGACTACCGATACCTAAGCCAAGCGGCTTAAGCAGCATCAAGTCGTTAATCCGCCAGTCGATATACTGCTCACCACCACCGCCGATGCCGCTGTTGACGGTGACAAACTGCATCGACTCGCCCTCGCCGCCTTGTGCGAGGTCAAGTAGGATACGGCAGGGCAAATCGGCATTCACCACGCCGTTCGGGATACCGGTTAACCCGTAGACGGTCGGTGTCATGCCATCCACCAGCACCGTCATCGCCTCTACCGTGTCATAGATCGCGACAATTTCGCTTGTCATGGGCGGAACCTCTCGTATAGTTTCAGGATGTCCGCCACATTCTTCGGCAGCGTCGATGGCATTACGATTACACCGCTGGCACTCATCAGCGGTTCGCCCGCGCCCGTGTTCACAGTGTCGCGCTGCTTATAGAACCACTTTGCCAGCGCCTTTGTCGCCCATACGATGTCATCCGGCGGCGTGATGCTAAACGCCCACCGTCCGGTAACGGCTATCGCATCTTCGGGCGTGTCGTCATACGTCCAAGCGATGTTACTGCCGAGTTTGAGCTTGATTTGGAAGTACGGCGCGGTATTGCGCGGGTTCGTGACGTAATCACTTGCGGATACTGTTGCCCCGTCGCCATTGACTACGGTCGTAATCTGGCAAATGTCGTAGTCGAATGTCAGTTCATTGCCATCGACGCAGTTGTCATAATCAAAATAGCGGGTCGTATCCGCTTCACACTCGAACTCACGGTGCGTAATGGTCTCAATTACCCGCTGCGCATCAGCAATCGCGGCTTCCAGTTCGTCGTCATCGCTGGTTGCATCCGTGCCGATATACCGTCTCAGCGTATCCACGTCGATATAACTCATAACGGCTCCACTCTGTACATCAATTCGGCTGTCGGGTCGGGATACAACACCCTGCCCTTGTGGATATGCCCACACACCACGCTTAAATCGGCTAACTGCTGATACCCGTTGTGCTGCGCGTCAATCGAGAAGCACCAATCGCAGCCCGCGCCCTTGCGCCCGCGAAAGGGCATTGCCTCGATGACGTGCCGCTTAATCAACGTGCATCCCTGCCCTACGCCCGCCACTTCGATGACCTTGCCGTAACAATCCTTCGCAAGCTGCGGTAGTTTCGCGATACTCTCACCGCGCATGGCATCAAGATAGGTGTAGGCGCTCCATTCGGTCGGGCTTTCACGCCATACGTACACCCCATAAGCGATGTCGGTGTCGAGGTCGGCTAGCTTTTGCATGGCATCGGTAGGCAGGATCATGTCGCTCTCGGCACACATGAAGTAATCCCACTTGCCAGCAAGGAACACATCACGCGCCTCGATGTACTTTGCCGTCACCGGCTCGTCAACATCGTCGCCACCGCTGGGGCAGTAGTGGGTAACCGTCCCCTTGCGCCACTGTTGGGTATAGATACTTGCCATCGCTTGCGGGAAATAAAAGACGCGCTGGTTAGCGCGTCTGATGAGTGTTGCTATGAATACGGATGTCATTGAATAGGGAGTAAGCCTTTCGCCGCTAATGCTTCCCATGTGGCAATGTCACGGGCGGTTTGCCATGTATAGCCATCGTCGCAAAGTTGTTTCATGCGAACTCTAAACTGTTTTACATCGCACCCTAGCGCGTCAAGCGATGGGGCGGTCAACAGGCAAAACGGTCGCATGTCGGCAATTACTACGTCTTGAAATTCACTGCACTTTTTCAGCAGATGTTCAATATAACTATGGCGTACTTCGTTGTTGACCATGCTAGCCGTTACAATATCGTTTAACGACCATGTTTCGGGTGCTGCCCAAGTCGGTGTCATTTATTGCCGCCTATCAAAATAACGCACTGATCCTTTGTGTACGCTTCTGATGACACGCATTCTTGTACGCGACGATCAAGACACTCAAATGATTTTGGGCTATCGCAAGGCGAAGATGATTTAGGTGCAATCGCAAATAATATCAGCAGTCCAATGAATAACGCCCCCGCCCCAGCACATACACACAATATGAACTGAATAAGATCATATGCGAGAGTTTTGCGCCAAGACTGTTGTTTGGGTGTAACCAAAAAATAAAGGTTATCCATTACGCTTTTATACCTCCGCCTGCTCGTTATTATGTTTTTATTTTACCAGAAAACATATCGGAAACGTATTAGCAAGCGGGCTTTCGAGCAATCCCCGCGAGCGTGGTGTCCTTACCGCACGAGCTGTCGAGGTGCATGACGTTCAGTACATCCCAGCCCTCAAAGAAGCATTCGTGGTAAGCATCCTCACCAAACCGCCAGTAATCGCGAGGGTAGCGGTGGACAGGAAAGCAATAAGTAGGGGTTGTTATCACCAGATGCCCGCCGGGCTTCACTATATCCCTAATTTGGGTAACGGTATCCCAAAAAAGATTGTCGTGTTCCAAAACTTCGCAGCAGATCACCGTATCGAAACTTGCATAACCGAACGTTTCGAGTAAGCGGCGGTTATTCAGCACCTTATCCACCCCCGCGCCCGCTTCCATGTCCGTGCCGATGTACTCGACAGCGGCGTTCCCGAAGATGTAGCGCGGTGTCCCGTTCACATCGAGGCTGCCGACTTCCAGCACGCGCCCCGGTAACGGCAGCAGGTGTTTATAGATACTATCGAGCCATGTCAGAATTTCTTTTGTCATAAGCACTTTCATGCTATGCTGTGGGTACTTCATTCATCCACAAGGATAAGACCATGAGAACCGTAATCGAATTGACCGCCGCTGTCGTCATGCTTGCGGGTGTCGCGATGGGCGTTTATGCCTTCACGCTGCCCTCACGTTACGTTTTAGACAACGCGATCCAGATGTCCGGTATCTACAGCCAAGCGACCTTTTACGGCGTGCTGTCGATTGCGCTGTTTGCGTTTGCGGGCGTGTTGATGTTATCGCTACGCCCGCAAAACACCTAACAAACTACATCACAATTTCGTCAACAGCAGCCAGATCAAAGTCCGCTGCATCGCTGTAGTGGGCAGGGAAACCGATAATGAGCAAGCCCGCGTCGCTGGTTGCGGTTGCAACCGTCATCGTAGCCTGAACATAACGGTAGCCTTGTGCCGCCACTTCTTCAGCAGTCACGCGGATAATTGCCTGTTTGTTGCTGTCCGTTCCGGCTTGGGTCAACTGTGTAATCGACTTACCAGTTAGCGCACCGGATGAACTCATGTTCGAGGCCGCGCTGCCTGCAACCGAGCAGTCCAGCGTTGCGCTTGCACCGAGATCGCCAGCCAAAACAATGATCGCGATTTCACGGAAGTCCTGCATATCGACAATCGAGGATGTATACGCGGCAGCGGTGTATGCGTCAGGGTCGATCACCCCGCAAATCGCAACCGCCTCGGCAATATTCCCTTTAGCGTAGTTAGCCATTCTGTGTATACCTCCTAATTAATCGGTGAACAGGCTGAACGGCGAAACGGTGTAGCTGCCCTGCGGATCGGCGAGGGTAATCGCCTTCTTCAAGTTCGGCTTGCCGTCAAGACGTTCTTCAAAGCGCCAAGCAACCTTGCCGCTGGTGAAAGCCGCATGTTCGCTGTAGGCGATGGACATGCCGCCCTTACGGAACAGGGTATAAGCGCTCAGGTCATACAAGCCGACATGACCGGCATTGTTCGCTTGCGGCAGGTGTTCGGAGAACCGCACCGGATAACCCAGCAGGCTCATCGGCACTTGCCCTTGAACGTTCGCTACCCACACCGCGCCGCCCGTGCCGACTTCAAAGCGCATGAGGTCGGGGATGGTCGACGGATGAGCAACCCAAGTGGGGTTCCCGCCAACGCTCTTGAAGCGGCTTAGGATTTCCGCCGCGTCCGCATAGGCAAACAGATCGTTGGTATCGGGGCCGGTCGAGACCGCAGCATCCGAGTTCAGGATACCGAGGGGTTGCCCAACACCGTTCCCACGGAAGATAAAGTATTCTTCCTTATTCGCAATCGCCACGCCGACATACTGTGTCAGCAGCGACTCAATGCTGATCGGGCTATCCTGCATCATTTCGGTGGTGACATAGATCACGCCGCCAACCTTATTGATGTTGTATTCCACCATCTCGAACGAAGGTTCGTTCTCGGTGAATGTGCCGCCCTCAGCGGTCAGAGTTGCCTTGACACCGCCTGCGAATGCGCTGTTGCCAACGCCAGCGGTCGGGGCGAAAAATTGATCCAGCGAAGGGATACGACCCGAAGATGAATTCACATTGACGACGTTCACCAGCGGGACAATCCCCGAAGTCTGGTTCACGACCGACAACAAACGGGGGATGTATTCTTGCGGGATCAGGTAACCGCCCGTCGCGCCTTGATCTTCGGACAGCGCACCATCGCCGAGAGCCTTCACACCGTAAACGGTGCTCAAGCGTTTGGCATCGCCACGCTTCACGGCAACCAAAAAGTCGCCAAATGATTTGATGTTGGGGTCAGCAGCACCGCCGTCGGCAGTCACATAGCCGGGGTTCTGCGACACGGGCATCGCATCCAACTTGCTAACAATGGAGTCCAGTACCGTGCTTAAGCCTTTCACGCTGGTTTCGAGCGTGTCAAAGCGGGCAGCATCAACCGGAGTCTGTTGAGCGTCAGTCATCGTTTCACTCTCCAATACTTGAATATCATGCGTAGATTTAACCGCAGTCGCTTCGGTTTCTGGCGTAACTTCCGCACCCAACACGGGTTGCCCCGTCTCCGTCGGTTGTGCCTCCGGTTGATTGCCATTGCCCTCGGAACTGTTGATTAATGATTTAAGGGCTACCGGTTCTAACGGCAGCGATTTAATATCCGCAACTTGACGATAGTCGGCAGGGGTGGGGGTTAATGTTAGGTCGTCAAGATTCAAGGGCCATCGCTTGATAAAGTAAGCCTTGCCCTCGACTTGCCGGACTACGTCATCTTTGGCGGCGCTTGACCATCCGAGTTTGCGCTTTTGCACAAGGTTATACACAGCGACATCGTACTTATTTTTGAGGTCAAGCTGCCCCTCAATCCATACACCAACTTCGTCAACCCCAAGTTTCGCTTTCCCTAAACTGCGATCCCCAATTACAGGATCGAGCTTGTGATGGTAGCGAATAACCCCTTCTGGGGTTGATTTCATATCAAGCGCAAAGTCAGTTGACTTACGGAAAAAGTCGTCTACAAAGTCAGCAGTATCAGGTTCACCAAACAAGACGAGATAGCCGCCTACCTTGCCGTCACCGAGAGCCTTTACTTCGCTGCCATAGCTCACCAGCGTTTTTGCTTCCATGTTGGCATCGGCTTCAGGGTAGTTGACCTTGATCCATTCCTTCTCGACCTTTTCCCATTGGTCTTTCGGCGCAAAGGTGATTTCGTCGCCGTTCACCGCATAGGCCACGCGGTAGTATTCGGAACTGCCGCCCTCTGCACACACCAGCGAGTCAACATAAATGTCAATAATCCAGTAAGGGTTACAGATGTTTACCCCGTAACTGTCAACTAAACCGTTCTCGCGTGCCATTTCTTCACAATGGTCATTGAACTCGCAGCGAACGCGGTTGGCTAACTCTTCGATGGATACCGCTTTACCGTTCAAATTTGGCATTCTAGGCTCCTCAATAAAACACCCGCTACGGTAGCGGGTGTTCGTGCTGTCTTACGCTGACTTGCCACGTTTGCGCGGCTTCTTAGGCGTTTCCTCAGTATCCTCAGGTATATCCGCCTCAAAAGGTTCGCTTTCGCCCTCTGGCACGGCTTCTAGTGCGAATAACGCACGGAGTTCAGACACGAGCAGCGCAGGTCGTTCGCTTTCGGGGAACATCAGCCCGTAGTCGTATGCCATGATGTACTCATGCGTCTGCTTGCCATCGGTCATCACCGCCACATAGCGACTGTAGCTACCTTCGGCGCGAACCGTGACACAGGTTAAGCCGGTTTCCTGACACGCCTTGTCAACGATTACCGTGATGTAATCCGGCACAAATTGATATTTCCCCATTAGATGTCCTTTTGCACGTAAAACGTGGGAAGTAAAAACGCGCCGGTTAGCGCGTTTTTTTGTTATTGATCACTCTGTTTACCTAAAATAACCTTACTGGTAGAGCTATCTTGCCAGTCTCCGCCAATCTATGGCATCTTAAACATAGAGTGATAAGATTGCTAAGTGCATTACCTGCGGCATAGTCATTTTTAAAACTACGCATTTTAACAATGTGGTGGACTTGACAACTCCGCTCACCTTTCTTTGGTTTTCGGTGGCAATATTGGCACGTCCCCTTATCGCGCTCATACGCTAATTTTCGTTGTTCTTTCCAATTCGGGCCATACTTGAGTGACCCGCCGCGCCATAAAGGATGATTAGCCCCTTTTGTCGCATTTACATAACACTCATGGCTGCAATATTTCCCTTTGCCTTGTTTGACTTGACACGGTTTCCTTGTAAAGCCCTTCCCGCAATGCAAACATGTAAATTGCAAACGCTGTCGTCTAGCAATCCCGTTACACTGCAAACTGCAATACTTCCCTCCAAGCCCTGCTTTTACTACAGCAGGATGAAGAGTGAATTGTTTACCGCATTGTTCGCACTTACACACAGTTTTACGTTGCTGAGAAATATAGCGGCAGGCTCTGCTGCAATACTTACCCCTATTATGGCTAAGTCTGCTGGGATGTATTTCGAAGACTTTCCCACATTGCCCACAAACACGCTGACAAGTTTTCCCCTTTGTGATATGATTACCCATAGTATCTAAACTCCATTTAGATTACTCAGACACCCGGCTATTCCCGTAGCGCGGGTGTCACTTTTTATCCCTCTATTTTACTCGATTTCTCCCTCAAAAGCAATTTAAATGTCACGTTGTATATAAAACGTAATCGTCTTGATTGCTTTCGGCGCTTCCGCTTGCATGATCTGCTTTTCGGTGCGCCAACCGGTCTTTTTGTGGTAGCGCGTTTGTTTGGCAGCGGACTGCACAAGCCGCGCGTATCCCACCGCCGTCCCGATAACCTGCGTTAGCCCGCTGTTACGCGCCTCGGTCGTCCATGACTGCCCTAGCTTCTGCGAGTTCTTACTACTGCCGCGCACATACGGGACTTCAATCTCGCCTTTGTTCAGCTTTGCCCAAAAGCCGCGCCGCTGTTTCGGTGTCCAGTACGGCGCTTGTGGACGTGGCTTATGCTGCGGATACTTGGTAAACTCGGCTTTAATGTCGAGCGCCGCCGCCGCTAACCCTAGCTTGAGGCCACGTGCGTTCATCGCGTTCTTAAGCGCCGCCTTTAGCCCGTCGTCGTCAAGTTTCATGCGTCACCATTAGGCAAACAAAAAGCCGCTATTTAGCGGCTTTTCAGATTAGTTAGGTACAGTCTATCTAGTCATCTTGCGGCGGCTTATCGAGCACCGCTTTGATGATCTTAGACGCGATGGTAAAGTGCCACGTTGCCTTCGCAACATTCTTTTTATCCGACTGGATATACAGCAGCTTGCCGCCGGGTTCCTGTCCGATCACGTTGCCCGTGTGAACCAACTTAAAGCGGTCGATATAGGTGATATGCCGACCATCCCATTTGCTTGGTTCAATGATGATTTCTTGGTGTTCCATATAACCTCATGTGGCAAAATGCTGTTTACAGCATAATCCCGAATTGGTTTTATTGTCAACCACCTTGATCCAATCGACCTAAAATCTCAAGGAAGTTTTCGCGCTTCTCCCGTCGTGCCGATGCAGACGCGCTGTAATCGCCACTGCCCCGCATCTTCTCAGGGGCGCTGTACTTGGTGCGATTATTCTTCTCTGTCAGCACCATGTTTAGATAGCCGTTATCCGCCGCTTCATTCAACCGCCGTCGCTGGGCATCCGTTAACCGAACCCCGCCAACATCAGCCGCGCTCAAAATGGCCTTTGCTTTGTAGGCGTAATCGCGGTTGTAAATGCTTTCGAGTTCAAACGGATCAGTGATGCTGAGACCGCTTGCATTTAATCGCTCTTGCACCATATCGAGCAGATACGACTTGTTATAGTTGACCATGTACCGGCTCTCGTTTAAGAACACATCCGCCTGATACTTGACGTTTTCCTTGTTGACTTCCCACTTATCGGTGTCGAAATTGATATTCAACAGCGCGTGTTCAAAGTCATCATCGTCAATACCCTTCAACGCGCGGGCTAACGCGCCCTCACTCTGGTCGAGAAACACATTCAGACTATCCGCTGTCCGTCCCGGCGTTCCGGTGTCAGCGGGAATGTCTGCGCCATACGGCATAACCACGGGCGCGTTTGATGTGCCGGTGGGCGTTTGAATATCGTCCGGTAAGACGGTCACGTAAGAAATTCCACAGCGGCATCGCGGATGCGCGGGCGGCAAATCTTCCCACCCATCACCCTGTTTTTTGCCGTCACGTGGGCCACAAATGGAGCAAGTGCGAGAGTCATTTGCCGTGTTCCAAACAGCGACTAATTCAACGCCCTGCTTACGCAATTCCTCTGCATACGCACGTTCGCCTTGTGCCGCCGCCCGTGTCGTCTCCGTAATCGCGATACTCTCAGCACGTCGCACACCAAATGTACGTGCTAGTCGTGCCTGTAAATCGCCTAACGTCAAACGGTCGTTATAGAAATCGCTCACACTCGTTTGAATAACCTGTCGGCTGTTATCCGTAATCCCGCGTACTAAATCATTGGTTGCAGTACGCGCCCAATCAGCCGCCCGTTTATTGATTAAGTCCCACTCGATACCAGCGCTCGTGCTATCCACCATCGCATCAGCCGCGTCATGAAACACGGTCTCTAGTTGCGGCAGTAAAGCACGATCATACATCCCCTCTATCTCGCGCCATGTATCCGGTGTCAATTTGTCAACACTTGGCGTATCACCTAATATTTCGGCGATCCGTTCCTGCGCCTCTTTATTGACCTTGCCGATGACACGCGCCATACGCGCCTCGATTGTTTCACGGTTGCGTAGTGCTGGCATTATGGATAACTCGCCCATTCCATCGCGTCTGCGAAGATATGCTTAATATCCGCCGCATCTTTTACGGCTTCCAACGCGCCCTTGATACTTTCCATCAGTGTCGGGCGGATAACGGCGCTCTCAAAGTCAAGCGCCTTTGCTAGTTTGCCTTCTTTGAGCCGCTTAGTTGCCACCGTCTGCCAGCGGGCTAAATCCGCGTTGACGGGCGTTTCGACGGGCGTGTGTATGTGCGCCTTCACTTCTTCCGGCGGCGCGTCCTGCTGCGGCTCTTGCACGGTTGGGGCGGTTTCTGTGACCGGAGTTACGGGTGGCGGCGGTTCAGCCTCTAATGGCTCATAACCGATTTCCTCACGAACCTCGTCTTTCGTCAGCACGCCAGCGGTGACGAAGGATACCAGCGCTTGCGCTTGCTGTGACTTCTGCAACTGGTAGATTTCCATCTGTTCCCAATGAAAGGCGAAGTGATAGCCTAACGGGTGAAACAGCATGTTATTCAGCGCATACTCAAACCGTATCCCGTCCGGTCGCACCGTCTTATCGTAGAAGTGCAAATCGTCTTGTAACGCGGTTGCATAATTCGCCGCGTTACTGAATAACACCGTTTGCGGCACACCGAGCGCGGTGGCAATATCCTCGCGTTTCGTGTTGTTGAGTTCCGGCGCGGCTAAATCCTTCGGCGGCGAACCGAGCGTTGTAGCCTTAAAATCACCCTGCACAACTTCGACCGTATGCGCATTCTTCGCCCCGCGCCCGGTAATCTTTTTGATCCATGACTTGAAAAACGCGCGGTCAACTTCCTGCACCTGCCCCGTTGTTGAAATCAACGTCGGCATCAACGCGCCGTTCGCAAAGTAAGATGCGGCGTAGGTGTCAAGGTTGCCGATGACCCCCGCCGCCGCCAACGCGACTTGCGCGTCAGATACCCCCGCGCCAAGTTCGGTACGGGCAGACGGGCGCATGAGCCATATCATTTCGTTGACGGGGATTGTTATAGTCTTGGTTGCGAGTTTGCGCTCAAACTCCTCAATCCCCGCCATCTCGTCATACTTCGGTGTGATGCTGGTCGGTACAAACCGCCGCAGTTCCTTTACCTTGCCGACAGGGTTCGCGCCTTTCCAGATATACCACTGCGCAAACAGGATATAATCGCGGGCAATCGTGTAGATGAGGTCGGGGATATTCCCCGCAAAATGAAATGTTGAAATATCAACCTCGTCACCCTCGATGCTTATCCCCTTGTGGATACCAAACGGTACACCGGATAAGGCGTTCGCTCGTGCCTCGGTGCCGCGAAACAACCACGGGACGGTTTCATAAAGTTTGAGGAGGTCAGTATCCGCCGCGCCGCCATCGCCGACCACGACCTTGAATGCTTCGGGCGGCAAGTTTTGCAGCGGTATGGATTTAATGTTCACGCCCGAATTAATATTCATTCATCCATCATTTCTTGTTCAGAGAACAGGAACCGGAACCCTGACGGCGCGTTAACCGCTTGCCACGCCAGCGCCAGCGCGATTACGTAATCGTCATGTGCGCCCGTGCCAGCTTCATATGACCATGCCCCATTAGCGGTCTGCTTGGAAATAAACGCCAGCAGTTCGTGGCGCATTTCGGGGTCGTCAATCAACTTTAGCCCGCCTTCGTGCAACCCATAATGCAACCCCTGAATAAGGGGCGGTTTCGACTGCGGGGTCGTCTGAAACGGAGTCAGTTTGACAGGCGCGTATAATCCGCTTTCACCCGATTGCAGCAGCTCAATATTTGTCTTACCCATGCTGTTTGCTTCGGCTAATACGGTGGCATCCCACTTGTGCGCCATAACTGCGATTTGCCGCCGCATTTCTTGCCACGGGAGTTTATTGATATGCAGGCGGTCAACCTGTTCGTTCGTAGTCGCATCTAAGACAACGCCAGCGGTATAGTCAACCGTTTGCGCGAAGTCAACGCCCATGACATAACGCCGCCCACTAATCGGTTCGGCGTTAGTGGGCGCGGTAAACGCCTTGCTGACATCACCAAAATAGCCGCCGCCACTCGTTAAGAAACAGGTGCGCGGATCTTCTGGATACTCCTGAACAAACAGGTGTTTGAGTTCTTTTTGCTTGGTGCGCCGCCACTTGATTTGCTGTGCTGTAAGATTATGTTTCTTAGCCAGCACCGCCTCGTCATCGGTGTATCGGATAACCTCGCCGACTTCTAGCGGCAAGCAGTATTCAGGATTATCAAACCATGCAAAGAAATGCAGCTTCCACGAACTGTCACCGTCGAGTGCTTCCATGCACGCTTCATAGAACCACCCTTGAGCGCCGTTAGGGGTGCTCTCAGCCGCAACCCATAACGGGTTCCCCCCTTGCAAAGCAGAGGCGACAATCGCCTGTGCATCAGGGTAGAATGCGACTTCGCTCATATGAATGAAGCGGTAACTACCGGCACGCCCTGCCGTCTTGCTCCCCGCCGTCGCAATCATGGCCTCACTGCCGTAACCGGGGTATGTGGTAATGCTGGCATTCGCTAATGCGCGTTCAGGACGAAAGCCGTCAGGTAGGTTACTATAGAACCGGTCAGCCATCCGCCGCATTTTCTGCGTGTTTACGTCGATGTCTGCGAGCGTCAACGTGCGGGCGGCACGGGTTACCGCATACCGGAACATTTCGCCCTGTATCGCGGTGCTAAACCCAATTTGCCGCGCCTTCAAGATCAAATCGCGTGAAGTTCGGTTTGCTAAATACTTCGCTTGCATGGNGTTATGCACAAGCGGGACAATGTGATCGCGCTTATCCATGACCTTGAGAAAATGTTTTGCAAATAGCGCGGGCGAACTGGCAACCTCACTAGGCGAAGGGGTCGTTGTTGTCATCAGACGGCTTCACCACATCTTCCCATCGGAGTGTCGTAGTCGTTTTAACTTCGCTTCTGTCAGTCAATAAACCATGAACACGCGCGATCTGAACGAGCGCGGCCTGAGCATCGTACAACTCAAATGTGTCAATGAATTGATGTGCTTTATTTTCGTTGTCGTATTTCACATCGAGCTTGAGTTTCTTGATGAGATTGCCGCGCGGGTGTCTCCCCAAGTTCTCGATAGTCAATCCTGCGAAGTCGCGCATATCCCCGCGAGCGTGGTCAGCAAGCCGTGCCAGTGTCTCTTTAGCTGACATCGCATACTCATCGAGCTTTGCATCAATCGCTGTCTTGATGTCAACATTTGTCAACAAACGGCTGCCTTGCTGCCGAGCAGTATCCGCAGAATACCCCGCCTCAATCGCCGCTTGTGTAGCATTAAAGCCGTTGGCTAAGTATGCGTTTATGAATGTCTGCTGCTTAGTCGTTAACTTCTCTGCCATACTCGCCTACCTGCTACTACTCACCTCGCCTACCGAACCACAGCGCAACCGCCATCACCGCAAACGCGACCACGAACGCCGCGAACCAAAACGACACGTTGTAAGGATCACTCGGCATGATAACCCCCCCCTTTTTTTTGCTAGAGTATATCACCCGATGGCGACCGGCGGTGCGAACGGCTTACTGCTGTCGCACTTGAATGATAAGCGACCGGTCATCCGTCTTGCCGAGGCTGGTGACAATCCGGTTCGTCACCGTGTAATTCCGTTTATCCGTGCCACCGCTTAACCACACCGTCGCAACGGTATCGGTTTTAGACGAGCTGTCGACCGTGATGCCCGTGTCAGCTATCCATGTCGATGTGCTGATGGTTTCGCCATCCTCAAGCCAGTCTGCCCATGTGACCCCGTATGGTTTAACCGCATCGGGGTCTTTAATCATGATTTGGGTATTTGTCGCCATGCCCTCACCTCATTAACGGGTAAAGGTTGCAAGCCCTGAAGCGTTGAATTGCAAGGTGATATTGCCCCCATTCGGGGTTACGGCGCTCGACAATTCCAAGTAGTACAGCAGTTGGCTTGTCGCCTCACTACCGCTGTCCTTGTAAATAACAACCGCTTCCGACTGGTCACCGCTGACACTGGTCAGCGTTAGGTCGGCGGCGTCCACCGTAATCACATTCGTGCTGATCGTGGTCGTCTTGCTGGCGAGGGTGCCGGTACCGTTGGTTGCCCGTGCGCCGCTTGGTACGTCATCGAGGAAGTCATGGGTGGTCAGGTTGACCGTGTAGTCGGCGGCATCCACCAACACTGCCTTAATGGTATCCGCCAAAAAGTCAACATCCCCGTCAAGGATCGCTTTAATGCCTGTGCTATACGCGCCTGATGCCATTATTCACCATCCCCTAAAACTTCACTCGACACTTGGGCAACATCAACACCGACATGCTGTGCAAGCGCGGCGATTTCTGCGGCTGAGAAACTTGCAATCTTGGCTTGGACGCTCAGGCTTGCAATCTTACGGCTTAAGACTTCGTTGATCGTGCGCTGCTCCTGTTGAATAGCGGCGCGTTCACTGGACAGCCGAATGTTTTCCGCTTCCAATGCCTCGATGCTCATCTGTTCGTAGTCCATGTGGCTATCCTTTTATGCTGCAAAATAACGATCTTCGGCAGGCACGGCGTAATACCTGTTTTCGGCAGGCACAATATAGAACCGCTGTTCAGCCGGTACAGTGTAGGTATCCTCATCCGAGGCGCGGGGTAAGTCAGCGGGATACACGGTCACGAGCACCATAGCACGGTCAATACTCACGGTCTGCGAGATACCCGCGTCTGCTGCATCATACGCGGCGATTAAGACCACCGCATAACCGACACCGATACTCACCCCGCCGGGGCTTGCCCCAACGTTGTAAGCGGCAGTCACCACAGCCGCAACATCGACCGCTGCATTAATCCCGCCGGGTTGCGCGGTGACATCGTAAGCGCTAATCGTAACCGCCGCTGCATTCACGCTAGCGGTCGTGCCACCGAGTAAAGCGCTTAGGTCATAAGCCGCAATCTCAACGGCGGCAAACCCAACCGCCGCATTCACCGCGCCCGCTTGGGAAGTCGCGTCATAACCGGCGATGGTAACCGCCGAGACATTCACACCGACGTTCACGCCCCCCGGTGTCGCGCTGCTATCGTAAGCCGCGACGGTCACCGCAGCCGTATCGACGCTGGCAACCGACCCACCAAGTACCGAGTCGGTATCGTAAGCGGTAATGCTCACGCCCGTTACATCCACATCGGCACTAATTGCCCCCGGTGCTGCCGTTGGGTTATTTGCCGTGATGCTAACCCCCGCGCTGTCGACAGCGGTGTTCACGCCGCCAACGGTGGTCGCCACGTCAAACGCTGCAACGCCGATGTCGGTGCTGTCAACGCTTGCCGTAACCGCGCCGACACTTGTTGCAGTATCATAGGCACTGATACTCACGTTGGTGGTATCGACCGCTGCATTAATCCCGCCGGGGCTTGCCGTGGGGTCGTATGCGGTAATCGTGACCGCAGACACGTTTACTGCCGCGTTGACACCCCCCGGTGATGCCGTTGGATCGTAAGCGTTCACGGTAACCGCTGCGACACCAACCCCCACCGTTTGATGCGCGATCACCGCATAAGCAGCGATGGCAACATCAGTCGTTCCAACGGGCGCATTCACCGCGCCGGGGCTTGCGGTCAGGTTATAAGCCGCAATTGTGACCGCAGAAGTGTTCACACCGGCATTCTGGTCACCACTCGCCGCAATCGTGATCGTCGGCGTTTGGCTGTACGCATCCAGCGCCACGCCCGCCGCTGTCAGCCGGAAGTCGTAATCGTCCTCCGGTATCGCGGCAATCGACACGAGGCTAAATTCCACCTCGGTATAAAAATCCGCCGCGATGTCGACGCTAATCGGGTTCGTGTCATCGCTGATCGCCCCCGCCGTAAAGTCGCCGGACTTCCCGCTGGGAGCCGTCAACTGTGCCGTTGTCGCGGTTGCCGCGCTGCCTGCGATATTCGCCGAAGCCGACAGCAGGAATAGCTCGGTGGGCGGTGGTTCCGGTTTCAGCGCAATCGTCAGATACGCATTAATGCTGCTCGTGACTGTCGCGCTCGTCGTGCCGGTGCTGCCCGCCGTCGCCATGACACCCGTCACGACCGCGATACCGCCGCCGTTGCCCTGCGTCGTGCCGCTGTCCGACCGTTCGGTGAGGCTGCTCAGGTTGCCATTCGATTGTGCTGACCATGCCGCTGATGCGCTGTCGTTATCCCGCGCGGCTGCCAGTACAATCAGGCATTGGTCAATCGTGGTTGTAACCGCAGGCAGGGTTGATGACGTGCTCGCGCTGGCTTTTTGCGACGCGGCGGTCACATCCCACGGATCGCCTGTTTTGATACACCCGCGAAACGTAATGATGCGGGCGTAGGCGTGGTTGCCGGGGTCGGTGACAACCGGCGCTGCCATGCTGGTCGACGTGGCACGGCACCAGTACACCGACAATCGCGTACCGT